CTCCCAGCCGCGGGCGGCGACGTCGGCCGCAACGTCCGTCCTCGTCGTCCCCTGCACTCTGACAAAGTTGGGAGCGCTCGGGCGCTTGGCAACGCACGGATCTCCGCACACGGGACACTCGATGCGGCCTTCCTTCAGGTCCGCCTCCAGCTCCTCATCGGAGCGAAACCATCCCTCGAACACATGTCCGTGACCGCAGCACAGGTTGCAGATCTTGATTCCCATCACCGTCCTCCCGCACGCCCTTGAGGCAGGAGCCGAAAAAAGTTCACACGACTTTAAAAATATACTGTACAATTGCGCTCTCTGACGAAACCGTCAGCTCGCTCCATCTTGGAAGGGTGGCAGAGTGGTTGAATGTACCGCCCTGGAAAGGCGGCATACGGAAATTCCGTATCGAGGGTTCGAATCCCTCCCCTTCCGCCAGAACACAGACCCCGAAGCCTCTCAGGCTCCGGGGTTTTTCTTTATTTACCTTGAGTACCAAGCGCATTCCAGAATTCTACTTTCGTCGATTCCGCCAAAATCCGCCAGATTGCGACATATTACGCCATGCGATAGACTGTGGAGGTGGGTCTTTTGGTGGGTCTTTTTTCGGTGGGTCTCTGGTGGGTCTTACGCGATTCACCGCCCAAAGGTAGATATGAAAGATCAAGTCACGTCGAAAAATTTCATGACGCTGCCACCCGGCCGGTACTCGCTCGGCGGTGGGTTGATGCTTCTCGTGCGTTCTGAGTCTTCCCGGCAGTGGGTTGTCCGCTACCGATTCGCGGGGACACGGAAAGACTTGTCGATCGGTGGCGCCTCGCGCATTTCAATCACGTCTGCAAAAGCGCGGGCAGCAAAAATTCTCTCAATGGCGGCCGACGGCATCGATCCGTCATCATCAAAGCTTTCAGAAGAAGACGCCCGAGAAAGCATCACTTTCAAAGAGTTCTATCCTGGTGCAATCGCGACCATTCAAAACGTCAAGCGCTGGAAAAACGAAAAGCACGCATCGCAGTGGGTGTCCACAATCGAAACCTATGCCGTCCCGGTTCTCGGTGCTCTTCGCGTAAAGGACATCACGCGAGGAGACATCCTCGAAGTCCTCAAACCGATCTGGACAGAAAAGCCAGAGACAGCCAGCCGCCTACGAGGCCGCCTCGAAAGTCTCTTCTCTCAAGCAATCGCTGAAGAACTCATACAAACAAACCCTGCCACTTGGAAAGACGGGCTAGCTTTCTTCCTGCCGCCGATCTCAAAAGTCCACGAAGTCAAGCACCATGAGGCAATGCCTCTTGAAATTCTGAAAAGTTTTGCACCGGAGACGGCGAAAAAGACTTCTGTCGTATCTCGCGCAGTGCTTTTTGGCATTCTTACAGCTACACGCGTGCAGGAATTCCTGTGTGCACGTTGGGACGAGATCGACATCCAGCACGCGATCTGGACGATCCCCGCCTCCAGGATGAAGTGCGGGCTTGAACACCGTGTTCCGCTTTCCCGTCAGGCGCTAGCAGTCCTCGAGCGTTGTGAACACAAGTCTGAGCTTCTCTTCCCTGCGCCTCGATCAAGTAAGGAAATGGTCATCGACAGCCCCCGGGCTTTTATCCGCAAGGCGACCGGTGAGGCCTTTACGATGCACGGCTTCAGATCAACGTTCCGAGACTGGTGCGAGGAGAACTTCATACATGAGGCCCTTGCAGAGCGTGCACTTGCGCACGTCCGGGGCGACAAGGTCGTGCAAGCCTACCAACGCTCCGACCTCCTTGAGCAACGTCGCCCAGTCATGCAGCAGTGGGCAGACGCGATCCTGCCGACATGAAAGAATGATTCACAGCAAGAAAGTTTAATTCCAACTTGATGTCTCCGATGTGCAGAGCGAACATGACCTTACCGAAACACAAACACCGGAGACAATCATGACGAACAACACCAGCCGCCGCGAACTCGAAAAAGCCCTAGAACAGCTCGAACTCGCCATCGATCTCAAGAGCGACGAGGCTGCTGACGCTTACGCAGCCGGGAAAAAAGTAGAATGGCGAAGCCTTGTCAAGGCATTCCTGGCGCTTTGCGACGAACGCGACGAAATCGCTGCCCGCCTTGAAGACCGCGCCTAATCCCCAACAGATACGCCATAGCCCCCGTTTGAACATCCAGACGGGGGGTCATTTGTTCAGGGTTACTCTGGCGTCGTGAATCGCGGATACGTCTTGAAGTATGCGTCCACCTCCTTCAACCAAGCCTGCGCCTTCAAGGAGTAGCTTTTCGCACGCGGAGACTGCGGCTCGTTCCACTCGGCAGGCGTCGGCAGAGGCTCGTCGCTCACGATCTTTGTAGGCACGCTGCACCCGGTCAAGGTCGTCAGAGAGGCGCACAGCATCGCGCCGAGAAGCATCAAGCGCGTTTTGCGCAGCAACAAGTTTTTCATAAGCCTTTCTCCCATCGTTTGCGCGAACAATCGCGGCCTGAAGTTTGACATTGGCGATCTCCTCGCCGTACTCGTGCGACGCGTACATGTACCCGCCGACAGCGCCCGCAGCAAACAGCCCGAGCGGCACAAAAAGCTTCCAGTTCATCGAAGCCTCCATGCAAAAAGAGACCCGCGAAGGGGTCTCGTGTAATTCAATATCCTCGGCGTCGATAGCTCGTCCAGTCGAAGAGCACAGAACGGCCTCCTTCGCGAAGCCGGTCCATCGCCGCCTCGCCCAAGTAGTCCATCAAGGCTTCACCAGAGAGATTGCTGATGACGATCGTCGCCTTCAGCGCCTCGTAGCGTGAGTTGATCACCTCGAAAAGCATCAGCTTCTCGGCATCGGTCCCGAACTGCCTGCCGACTTCATCTATGACAAGAAGGTCAGGCGTAGCAAAGGACTCGTACACCTCGCGCTCGTTTCGATCCGACTGGCGTCCGTAGGTCTCTTTGATTCGCTGAGCGATCCGAGACGCTCGCGTATAGAGCGCAGAGCCGCCGTGCTCGATCAACGCCTGCGCGATTCCTATGGCAAGGTGCGTCTTACCCGTTCCAGACGTGCCGTAGAAAAGCAGGTTTGCACCACTGTCGTCGTTCTCGCAGATTGTCTGCAAGTACTCCCTTGAAGCCTCAAGCGCGGCACGTTGGCCACCGTTCGACACGACATAGCCTTCAAGCGTGCGGCCTCTGTATCGAGCCGGTATGGCCGCGTCACCGATGATGCGACAAGCCTTCACCGCCTCGCTGCGCTTTGTAGCCTCTTTCGCCAGTCTGGCGTTCTCACGGTCGCGGGCTTCAAGCGCACACTGCGCACAGCCCATCCAGATGATCCGGTCGCGGATCATTACTCCCGTGTCCGTAAATGCACCATGTGTGGTGCAGATTGCGGGCTTCGTGCGCCCGTTGCGAATGTGCGAAAGATCGACTTCCCTCAAAGCCATTCATTCTCATTCCTTCCCTCAAAAGTCAAACGGGTCCCGGCGGTAGTGCCCGGGCGTTGCATCTGTCATATATCCCGTTTTCGATTTCTTGTTTTTATCTGGTATAGGTCGCCCATTACCGGCTGCACCTTTCGCCTTTGTCGGCTTTTCGGACTGCCGCTCCTGGGTCGCGCGCTCGCCTTTTTCGGTCAGAGTGAACCACCTGGTCCGGTCATATGCCGATCGGTTGAAGTTCCCTGTTTCCACGTATCCACAGGTTATCAACTTATCCAGAGCGCCCCTCACCTGCTTCTCGCTCAGATAGTCGAAGAGCTCGGCAAAGTGACGCGTGCTGCCATAGGTCCAGTGCTTGCCATCGTGCTTGTGACGACCTGCTTTCCTGTTCGCTCGGACCCAGAACGCGATGTTCTCCAAAACGACGGCTGCGTTGACGCCGACCTCGACGGCAACCGACACGCTGAAATGGTGCTTTACGCCCGACATGTTTGGGCTTATTGCTTTTTCTTCGGGGGATGTCATACTAGAGATAGCGAATTCCTCCCCTCATTTCATTCGATAGCCTCGCCGAACTGTCACGGCGGGGCCTTTTTCATTCCTCCGCCCCGAAAACGTCCGGAAAGAGCTCGCAAGCCGGAACGCCGAGCACTTCCTCATACGCTCGCAACGTCTTGAAGTGCGCCGGTGTCGCGGCACCGCTCTCATGTTTTGAGACTGTTTGCTGTCCGCATCCGACAAGCGCGGCCAGCTCCGCCTGCGTGAACCCCGCTTCCCTGCGTGCCCTCTTCAACGCAGCTCTCTCAAACGGCTTCATCGCCAACGTATTCCTTGAACTTCTTTGGGAAGATACAATAAGACCACTGATTGCTCCCCGGCATCTTTGCAGCCGTTCCAAACGGAAGCAATCCCTTTTGCAGACAGATTCGTATGTACTGGGGCGACTTATTGAGCGCCTTAGCGACATCGTTCACCGTTAGGTTTCTCAATGGAAAACATCTCCTTTTTCATCTTTTTTAGACAGTTGCGGTTAAAAAAAATCGCGCACGATCGCACGGTGCCTCTCACTGCCTTTCAAAAAAATAGTACGAAATCAGACAATTGAGTTCAATAGTGAATTTTTGGAAGTTAATCGTTCCTCTTGCTTTGATAAATTAAATGATCTAAATTAGATATAAATATCCAAATTGGATATTTATACAACAAAGGGAGAGGGTTTAATGGAGTATTTATCCGACAAAGAAATAGGCTACATCATCAAACGCGCGAGGATGCTTCGAAATCTGACGCAGGCAGAACTCGGTGAGCGACTTGGCGTGCAGGCCGCTGCGGTCCAAAAATGGGAAAGCGGAAAGGTCACGAACATCAAGCGAAACATCCTCAGGGATATGGCCGTCGAACTGAGAGTGAATCCTGCGTTGCTGATAGGCCTGCCAGTTCAGACGGATTTCCTCAAGCAGCTATCGAAAACCGAGCGCATTGGAATGGAGAATTTCTTGAGGGAGTATCAAGAGAAAGGGCGTGGAGGCGATGCGTAACGCGAACGGCATGGGCGGCATCACAAAGCTTTCCGGGAACCGTCGCCGCCCCTTCTGGGTACGCATCACGACCGGATGGGAGATCAACGAAGAGACGGGAAAGGCAAAGCAGCTCACGTCCACACTTGGTTATTACGCAAGCCGAAAAGAAGCGATGATCGCTTTGGCCGAGTATCACCAGAACCCGATCGACCTCACAAGAAAGACGCTCACCTTTGCTGAGGTCTGGGACATCTGGACGCCGCCGCACTTCAAGAAGTACCCGAGCAGCGCTGCAGGGCTAAGGTCAGCTTACAAGCGCTGCGCACCGCTCTACGACATGCAGATGGCCGACATCAAGAAAGTCCACATGCAGGACATCCTCGATGGCATGAATCACATGTCGGAGGAGAGCCAGGGCAAGGTGAAATCGATCTTCAAGAACGCGTTCAAGTACTGCATAGAGAACGACGTCGTCACGAAAGACTACTCACAGTTCCTGGTGATCACACCGCCCAAAAAGAAAAAAGCCGCGAAGGAAAAGTTCTTCACGGCAGAGGAGCTCGGCATTGTATTTGGCTCGCAAGACTTCGCGGTGCAATTCCCGACCGGCAAAAAGTCCTACGCCGAGCTGCGGCTTGCGGACACGGTGCTCATCATGCTTTACACCGGCATGCGGATAGGAGAGCTCCTCGGGGTCAAGACTGAAGACGTGGACCTTGCGCAGCGCATCATCCACGTGCGCGGGACAAAGACCGAAAACGCAGACCGGATCGTGCCGATCCACCGAGAGCTTGCACCAATCCTGTCAAAGCGCCTCGATGGCGAGCACCTGATCGAAAACGCGAACGGCAAGCCTATTAAGTACGACCAGTACAAGAAGCACTTTTTCGACCCGTATATGGAGAGCCTGGGCGTCTCGCACACGCCTCATGCGCTCCGACATACGTTCGTCTCTCTGATGGATTCTTGCGGCGTATCGTCGAACTCAGTGGTCCTGAAAAGGATCGTCGGCCACTCGAATTCGAACGTCACAGAGCACTACACGCACAAGGACATCAACGACCTGATTGAAGCAATCGACAAATTGCAAGTGAACATAGTGTGACAATTCAGTGAACTGGGAAAGTCAAGCCGAAAGGCTTTTTTCTAGGCGTGTCGTGTAACTTACGTGTCACTTACGCACTTTAAAACAGGGCGTTTCCCCGTAATTCTCTGAAAGTTAAAAAGCCCCAGAAACCGCGCCGCAAGTAGGTTTCAGGGGCTTTTCTCGTGTCTTGTAGGACGCTACAGAATTTACTACAACAGTAACTTGATTGGGCGGACAAAGCCCGGTGTGACGGCGTTTCCGAGACTTCGTGATACTTACGCGTCACTTTCTGTCTGAGCTTGTACATGCCTAATCAGTATATCGTAAACCCTAATAGCGAACAAGAATTTTTGATATCCCGTTCAAGAAAAAGTTTTTTCGATACCTTCGGCGATCACTCTCGCGAGCTTGTCTTGGTAGCTGAAGCGGAACAGTTTCTCGGCTGTCTCGTCATGCGAGATGAACCCGACCTCCACGAGTGCGGCCGGTGCGTTCGTGTGCTTCAGCACGTAGTACTTCGCCTCCTTGACACCTCGGTCTTTTTCTTCAGGAAAGCTTGAAGCCAGACCGTTCTGGATGTTTTCGGCAAGGCGTTTCGTCACGCCTCCAACACCCGGATATTTGAACGTCTCGATTCCGCTTGCGTCCTTGTTCTCGGCGCTATTGCAGTGGATCGAAATGAACGCGTCCGACTTGGCAGCGTTCGAAATGTCGCATCGCTGTTGAAGCAGAAGCGCCTGATCCTTCGTTCGAGTGAGCACGACGCGATGCCCTTTCGCCTTTAGTTTGTCCGCAATTTTGTTTGCGATACCCAAGGCCGCTTCAGCCTCTTTGTAGCGACCATTCACAGCCCCCGGATCAGTACCTCCGTGCCCCGGGTCCAGCACGATAGTCAGTTTCTTACTCATTTCTTGACAACCTCCCTACTCTTAATTTCCTTAATCGCTCGATGCAGAAAGCCTGGGATCATGCCGCCAAAGCCAAGGCGGTCAAGATTCTCAAGCGTGCTGCCGAGTTCATTAACGGCGTAAGCCGCAATAGCCGCGTTGCGCAGCATGTCTGTGCCTGCGATTACGTCAAGCCCATGCGAAAGCATCACGACGACGAAAATGAAAACCTTTTTGAAAAGCCCTCGAAAGCCGACACGGCTGTTCCACTCGCCGGTCTTTCCTGCAGCGATGGTCCCCGTCACGTAGTCCACGGCGACGAACATCAACAGCCACTGCAACTGCAGGTCAATACCTCCTAGCGCCCAAGCCAGTGCGCTTCCGACAGCCCCTGAAGCGAGCATCAAATACGCCTCCCCTTTAGCAGGTACGAGCAACGACATGTAGTCGATGAACGTCTGCACAAACCCTCTCTCCATAAATCACCTCCTTGTTTGTTCTCCCCTTCACCATATTCAACGACCGTCAAAATCCCTAGCCCTGACACGCCTGCCATCACTACAGGCGTAAAAAAAGGGGACGGTTTCCCGTCCCCCTGTTATGGAGCTTTAAGCCTTATCTTTTAAGTCGCTCAACCTCTTCCGAAAGTCGCTGAACCGCGAGGATCAACGGACAAACGAGCGAAGCATAGTCCACCGCCAGATAGCCCTCAGACGACTTGCTGACAAAGAGCTTCGCAATCTGCGGGTCCGCATTCTGGACCTGCTGCGCGATGAGCCCCATGTGCTTCTGACCGTCTTCCTCGCCGAGGTAGGAATAGGTGACAACTGGGAGCTTGCGAATGAACGCAATCGCTCGATCGGCATCGACCTTCGCAATTCCTTCCTTGAGTCGAACGTCCGACGAAACGCTGATGGCCGTCTTCGAGTAGATTTTCGAACCGGCAATCATCGTCTCAAGGCTGTTCGTCGCGAGCGTCATCATGGACGACGTTTTGAAGAGCGCCTGAGTCCCGTTGAGGCGAATAACGTCAGAAGCTACAGAACCACCGAAATCCTGGCCGTCCTGACCATCTCGGCCATTCGTTCCATCGCGACCATCGGCACCCGGATAGCCCTGCGGACCGCGTTCGCCATCTCGACCAGGAAGTCCATCCTTACCAGGAGCGCCGTCCTTACCGGGCGCACCTTCAGCGCCGGGAAGACCATCCTTGCCCGGGAGGCCCTGCTCACCGCGAGCACCGTCGATGCCGTCCTTGCCATCAACGCCGTCCTTGCCAGGCAGGCCAGGTTCACCCACAAGGCTCTCGAGCCATTCAACCTCGCTACCAATGAAGCCGTTGGCGACAGCCACCTCGTAAGCGCTCAAACCATCAGCGCCGTCAGCGCCCGGGGTTCCACCAGAGCCGCCTTCGCCCTTGAGGGCAAAGCGAGCGTCCGCTTCGGTCTTGCTGTAGATCGTGAGGCTGTTTGCCTTTTCGTCAAGCACGTCCGAAAGCCAACGGTCTTCGTCGCGATAGTTCACAACGTCGGTGGAGTGATCTGCGAGCACGCGGATCGGAGCCGGCTTGAAAGTCGAATCCGAACGGTCGTACCAGAAGCCGATGAGAGATTCGTCGAGCGTTTCGATTCGAATCAAACGCGCATCGATCACCTCGGTCGGATACTCCTGCACGCCGATACAGAGGTCCTTTTCGTTGAGCTGAGCGTAGAAGAAGTAGATCACTTCAACCCAGCCGTTGCCCGTCCACTTCTTACCGATGACGGTCTTGTCGTCAGTCGTTCCGATGTAGATGTAGTTAGGAATGGTCACCTCTGTCGGGAAACCGTACGTGCCAGTGCAAATGCTCTGGTCGTTAATGAAGCCGTAATAAAACAATGGCTTTCCTTATAAAAAAGGCCGAGGGACAGTCCCCCGGCCATGAGCACACAGTAGCATGCCCTTAGTCACATCGCGCCGATTCTCACAGCTCGTTGCATCTATCCTCAGAAGAGGACGCTGTATAGCCACGAAGCGAGAACCCCGGCAATGAAGCCGACAGGTCCCCAGAAGAGGCGCGTCTTGCGTCGCGTCTCAGCATCGAGCAGCGCCTTCTGAGCCTGCACCTTGGCGACGATCTCGTCCGTCACTTCCTCGACCTTGACGCCGAGCTTGTCGAGCAGCTCCTTCACTTCTCGCTTTGTCATTTCAGTCACCTTTTCCTTTAGCGCATCTTTCAGCGCCTTGACAATAAAATTCCACATATAAAAAAACCGCCAGAAGGCGGTGTGATAAAGTTACGGATATGAATCCCGCTCATGGTTTCGACGGCCGTGAGCTGTTTTGTAGCCAAATCAAAAGTGTTTCAAGATGTTACCCCCCCCCCTACGCCGAATTTCATCGTTAACAGTTTCCTTCACTTGGACTTGGCTGAATTTTTCCTACGTCGAAAATTCAGCCCTATAAAACGAGATTACATCCCATCAAGGCAAATCCCAAAAACCATTCATTTTGCTTGGTTTGGTGGAGGTCGAATCCCTGAGCATCGACAAAAAAACATCGATACGTGGCGTCGTCTCTTACCAGATTATGAAATCGTTAGGTGGGATGAAAACAATTTTCCTATTGAATCTTACCCCTATGCCGTAGACGCATATAACAAGGGCATCTACGCTTTCGTTTCCGATGTTGCAAGACTGCATGCCGTTTACAAGTACGGCGGCCTTTACATGGACACGAATAACGAGGTCATTAGGCCGGATGCTTTTGATGACCTTTTATCCTTGGATTGCTTTGCAAGCTACGAAGCGCCATGCCAAATTTCCATAAGCACATTTGGAGCAAAACCAAATCACCCATATATCGGGACGCTTCTTGATTTCTACAAATTCATTCGCTTGAGGTCAGCATATCGACTTACGGCCAACGTGCGCTTCATATCCAAATTAACAAGAATCATTTATGGATCACGGCTGAACGGAAAGCGATTAACGCTATCGGATGGCACAGTGATCCTGCCTCGAGATTTGTTTGTGCCCCAAACCATCACAGAGAACACTCGGGTCATACATCATTACAGAGGCTCCTGGAAATAAGCCATTAGTACTCGCGGCCATGTTGGCGTGCTCACGATCTCAGCTCATAAGGCTTCGTCCACAGTTCGCCCATAGCGAGCATTGCTTTTGCGAGCGCCTGCTTTGCCTGCTCGACCGTGATCGTAGCGACGGTGTTGTCAGCAAGCACCCACTGCGTCGACTCCATGCCCGTGATCTCTGCGACCTGGATCGCTCGCGTGAGGCGTTGCTGAGATTCCTCATCTCCGTCGAAGATCATGCCGTCGACCTCGACTTTGATTGCCGCCACAGCCGCCGCGCGTTCGATCTTTGCCTGTTCAAGTTCCTGCGCGGCGATTTCTTCGGGCGTCGGCTCCGGCGACTTTACGATCTGAAAACGACGCACGCCTTCGAGCGGTTCAATTTCTTCGATCCATCGGTCGCCGTGCCTATTGCACCAAACGGCGCACTCGGGCGGATATTCGCCATCAAAGATTTGTCCAATTTCAAAGCCCATGTTCATTGCTCCTTCTATTAATTTCCGCATGCGTACCAATCCCAGCCATCAGCGCCACCTGAATACGTCGTAATACCAGTACTGGAAGTCGTTCTACTTCCCCTTTTTTCATACGCAGCCAGATAATCGGGATGTGACGTGTAATCGTTTGAAGCGTTTACCACAAAGGAATAATTTTTATTCGAGAACGATTTACTAAAAGTACAACTACTACCAGTCCCGTGCCCCCCTTGCTCAATCCACCCATTAGACCAAACTCGATGCCAAGCTGTCCCACTTCGCCAAGCTTCCGTGATGTAGGCTTGCGGACGGTTGTTCAAATCGTTAAAGCTCCCCGACTTCGCGACAGGTGCCAGCACTAACGGCACCAAAGCCACATCATCAGCCTCAACGCTACCACTATTGGCCACGTAGCTTTCCTCTGACGGGAATAGGTGAATTTTCTTCACGCTCATTTTATTTCACCTCGCAAAATGTTTAAATGGTCTTCGTAACGGTCATAGTCGTCCGCCGTTGCCTCTACCTCTTTTTGATAGGTGTAAGGCTCAAATCCTCGGAGGTAGATTTCGGAGACCTGCACGTTTCTAAAGCCCCCACTGTAGACGCCTTCTATAGCTCTGATCTTCCAATATTTGTGCAAACCAACATCGGGAACATCGTTTTGCCCTTTTGTAACGGCTTTAATGTCAGTCCACGTGCTCCCGTTGTCGGAATATTGGAGGATGCCTTTGTTTAAGCTGTAGTAAGCCGGAACGATTTCTATCGACCTAACCCTAATTGCAACAGGGTTATACATTGTAATAGTCAGATAGTCTATACCTGCGCCGCTTCCGCAACGGTTGAAATATGATGTGCTTTGGTTTTTATCAAACGCCACATTTATTCCGTTATCGCCTCTGTCTCCAGTAGCAGCACAGGCGAACGTACTGCCCCCGATCGTTCCCAATTCTGAAATCGCGGGGTTTTCCCACTCGCGTTCGCCGCTAACGGTAATCGTCTTAAAATATTTTCGAGTAAAGCCGTTCGCGAAAACGCAGTCGCCTAGCGTCTTATCTTTCACGATATACACCGTTACCACCTCACTAATTCAATACCAGCCTGAATGGAAACATTCCCGCTTCCGTCCGGCCGATTCCCGTTGACCGTCTTCACCCCAACATCAACCAGAACATTACCGTCCGCGCCGGCGACGTTCCCATTCACGCTTCGAACATGAGTACGAACGGTCCATTCAACCATGCCGTCCGCAATGACATGACCATGCGTGACATTTCGCGTATCAAGCAGCTCCGCGCTCGTCTTCCCCGCCTTCGTGCATTCGAGGAAGCGCTCGTACTGGAAGGCGCAGTCCACCTTGTCGCCGACTTGGTACGCCGTTGACTTGCGTCTGAACTCGTTGATTTCGTAGATCAGCTGAGTGCAGACCGCCGTCTGGGGAGCTTCATTCAAAACGTCCTCTTCAGCAGCAAGGCGCACGAGACCGGCCTTGCTCGTCGTAGCGTTCGGAAGCGTCACTTCGCCGGATGCGTCAGGCGCGATGCTATTCACCGTCTTCACCGCGCCAGACTCGCTCCACTTTCCGAAGGTCACCCCATTATTGCAGTTGCGCCAGAAGGTGCGGACCGTGTTGTCGGTTAGGTTCGGGACGTAGCAGACCTGCACGATGTTCCCGCTGACAGGAGCACCCGTGTCATAAGCCTGCACGATGCAGAAGGTGCAAGCGATCGGTGTATTTTTCAGCGTCCCACTGCAGGCCCATGTTTTGTCCTCAAGCAGCGTGTTCAGGTCCGCGTTGGCGATCTGGATCGTGTGATCTCGCTTATTCGCCAAGCCCTTCGTCAGCTCATCTTTTGTCGCCAGATGACTCATGTCGACATCGATCTGAATGTCGCCATTGCTGTCAGGCTTCTTCTTGTTCACAGTACGCACGGCGTCTTCGACATTTTCGACGCGCGTAATCGGAAACTGAATGACGGGGTTACCCGCCTCATCCGTCGTCGTAAAGACGATGTCCTGTTCTTTCAGAGCCATTATTTAGCCCCCTCCTTTGTATTCAGCCCGTAGTCAGGCTTTGACGTAGAGCGATCTCGAATCGCGCTGCACGTCTTGTGTTTCGCGAAGTCCGAAGCCTCAGCCTTTGTGACGACCTCGGACTTCTTTGCGAACTCTTTGCTAATTTGCTGACTCTGCTTCTCTTTGAAGTGAGCCAGCCCTATCAAATCAAGAAAAGAGTTAGCCATCGGAATGCCCCCTTATGCAAAGAGGGCGTCGATCTCTTCGTTCGTAATGCCAGTCATCGTGATCATCGGAGCCATCGGGTCCCAACTCGCGCCATTCCAAACGACATTCATCCCGGCGTCGATCTGATGAGCAGGATCGGCAGTCTCGACGTTGTACATATCGCCGGCCTTCACGTCCTTGGTCGGCAACGCCGCATAGTTTTCGACGGAACCCTTGTAGTTCACAGCGCTCGCAATGTCCGTTTTCAGCGCGTACGGCGTGAGATCAATATTGACGCCCTTCGAACTGACCGGCAGAGCACCGCCGTTGACGCTCACTTTTTCGAGTACGTTGACCTGAGCTCCCACAGCGACTCCTTGCAGTTTTGTGAAGTCGGCAGCAGACATCAGACCCGCAGCATCAGCCGTGACCGGACCATACGTCGTGTCCTGCGCCGGGATACCAAGAGCCGTAATGTCACCCTTGACGACCTTCGTCCCTAGAGTGACGTGCCCGTTACCGTCGGTCGTGATTTTGTAGA